GTGATCAAGTCCAAGCTCGGAGGCGACTGATATGCCTAGCCAGATCCGCCGACTCCCAGATACCGACTCGGTTCAGCTCTCCGCGCCCGGCGACGAGACGAGCTGGACCGAGTCGCTTCTCTACACCTACACCGACGAGACCATCAAGACCGTATGGCAAGTCCTGGCGGACGCAATCGTCCCGCAGCAAGGGCAGCGGTACGTCCCAGCTGCAGGGGCGACGGGGCCGACGGTCGCCATAATGAAGAATTTCATCTGCCGCTCGATCGACGCAAGCCCGGTCCCGCAGTCGCCGCGGGCGTGGATGTTGCGCGTCAAATGGTCGAGCCGCTACCCGCAGAACGCCACGCGGCCCTACTTCAACCTGACGCGGTCCACGTCGCAACGGACGGTCCCCATGTACCGATCCGGCTCGGCGATCTTTACGGGCGTCCCAGCCAATGGAACGATGCCGTTCCCGCCCACCGCGTTCATCGGCGGCACGTCCGTCGACATGAACGGCCAGCCGCTCGCCGTCAAGGTCTCGCAGCAGTCGATCCAGGTGGACATTCTCTGGGACCGCACGCGCGACCGTTCAACGGACGCCGTGAGCGGAGCAGCTGCTAGCCCGGACCCGCCGTCCGAGTGGTCGTCGATCTACGTCAACACGCGCAACAACGCGAGCTTCCTCGGCTGGCCGACCGGCTATGTCACGTACCTCGGCTGGACCGCCAACGAAAGCCCGGACGAGACGCTGGTGATCTCCCATCGGTTCCTCGCCGACGATTGGCAGCACCTTGAGCAGCGCGTCGCGCCGAACGTCGGAGGCAAGCCGCTACTCACGACGGGACCGACGCTCGTCACCATACCGACGCAGTCTGCCGCAAATGTCTACTGGTACCAGCCGTTCGTCTCGCTGACGAACTTCGAGAACCTGTTCTCCTGGCGGGCCAATCTCATGGATGCCATCAAGACGCCGCTACCTCTGTACGTCGCATGAGCTACCAGACTCCCATCTTCGAGTCCGGCCTCTTCGGCAAGGCGAACCGTTTCGTCTGCAACGGGTGGACGCAGTCCGCCCAGGCGGTCGCGGCGAATGCCGAGGGCCTCGAGTGGGCGCAGCAGCAAGTCGTCCAGGGCAGCGTCCCGGAGCGGTGGCTGGCGAAGCTCACCGCGGCGACCTCGATCGGCGCCGACCGATGGACCTACACCTTCGAGCCGGTCGCGATCTCCTCGAGCAACGCGCCGGCGGCGCTCCTCACCAGTACGTGGGGGGCAGGGACGGGCGCCATCAACCTCCGCGAGCTTCGCAACGACGGTAGCCAGGTCGACGGTAGCCCGAAGCCGTCCGGCTCGAGCATCGGCCCCGTGGGCAGCGTCTACGCGTCCGGCTCCTGGACGACCTCGTCGCTCGCCGGCTACGTCGAGATCCACCTTGACTACAACACCAGCGGAGGCGTCCTCTTCTGGTTCTCCGAACCGAATCCCGTGAGGTGCGCGTCATGAGCCAGTTCCGCTATATCCATTCCGTGTGGCCCGCGTCCAACTCCGGGCCAGGTTCCAACTACACCGCCCAAATCCTTGTCGTAGCGGGAGGAGGCTCCGGCGGCGGGAATGCAAACGGCGGAAGCGGCGGCGGTGGTGGCGGTGGCGTCAACTATGACGCAAGCGTGACGCTGACGCCAGGCACTAACTACACCGTCATCGTTGGCGCTGGCGGCGCGTATAACGACACCAGCGCACTCGGTGCATCCGGCAACGATTCAACTTTCGGAGCTACGACCGTCACCGGCGGTGGTGGCGGTCGAATGTATGCCGTCAATTCCACTCTCAATGGCGGCAACGGTGGTAGTGGCGGCGGTGGTGGCGGTACGTTTGTCTCTGCTTCGCAGTCACTTGGAGGAACGGGAACTTCCGGACAAGGCAACAACGGTGGAGCCGGAAATCTGGGAAATGGTTCTACTTCTCCAGACCCGCGCCGCGGCGGTGGTGGCGGTGGTGCCGGTAGTGCTGGTAATGCGGCCACCGGATCCGATGCCACGGCCAACAACGGAAGCGGTGGAACTGGAACCTCGTATTCAATTTCAGGCAGTTCACTCGGCTATGGCGCTGGCGGTGGTGGCGGCGGCGCTGGTAATGGTGGTTCCGCAGCAGGTGGCACCGGCGGCGGCGGGCGCGGAGCCAATCAACCAAATACCACCACCTCGGTTGCAGGCGCTGCAAACAGAGGAGGCGGTGGCGGTGGTGCTGGAAGTGTCCTGACAACCTCCGCAGCCGTAGGCGCATCGGGAGGCAGCGGCGTCGTAATCATCCGCTATGCGGGCGCGCAGGTTGGAACGGGCGGCACCGTCACGACGGTCGGCAGCGACACCGTCCACACATTTACCAGCACCGGCACATTTACCTACACGGGGTAATCCATGGCACACTTCGCAGAGATTAACGCAGCAAACATCGTGCAACGAGTGATTGTTGTTCCCGATTCTGAAGAGGCAAACGGCGCCGCCTGGTGCGCGTCGCTGCTCGGCGGCACGTGGGTACAAACGAGCTACAACGCTAGGATCCGTAAGAACTTCGCCGGAATTGGCTTCACCTTCGACGCCTTGCGCGACGCATTCATTGCGCCAAAGCCATACCCGTCCTGGGTTCTGGACGAGCAGACTTGCCGATGGAAAGCGCCTGTCGCAATGCCGCCGGGTGGGCCGTGGGAATGGGACGAAGACATTGAAGAGTGGGTCGCCGAATGAAGCTCGCCGCGGCCATCCTCGCGCTCTCGCTCGCCGGTTGCACCAACCACACGGCAGCGATTGCCCATTCGGCCATTGACGCCCGCCAGGCGGTGGGCGCGGCAATCGTCCACATGGACGCGGCCCGCGAGGAGCTGGACGGCCTACAGGCGTCCATCGAGGCCGTACAGGCCCACGTCGCGTACGTGAGCGACGACGAGAACCCGATCTACGCCACGCTCAAGTACGTATCGATCGCCGGAGTCGTGATCGGCGCGTTCGCCCTGGTCTACACAATCAAAAACTGGAAGCTCGTATGAACCTCGCACCTTGGCAATACACGCTCTGGCTGGTGGGCCTGATGGCCATCACCTTCGCCTCCGGTTGTTCCATCGGTCTCACCTTCGCACGTAAGCAGAAAGCGAAACCCCATGCTCGCAAGCGTTGAAAGTCTCCTCGGCTCAATTTGGTTTGGACTTATGCTCGGGCTCCTCGGCGGGATCGCCGGGTTCATCTACTGCCGCAAGGGCAAGGCGCGCGAGTGAGGCTCGGCTTGTGTTGTTGCGCGAGCGACCCGCTCACGCCCGAAAGTTTTTGTCCCCCAAACCTCCCGACAGGGTTTGGTACACGAAACTATCGCATTGCGTTGCCAACCCTGTATCCCTTGTCGCTAGGGCGCGAAAATCCGCCATATGCGGGCATGCCAAACGACCAGGGCAGATGCCCCAGCACGGCCAGCTCTCCGGCTTGGTCTGTGCCGGTCTGTGATTACTACAACGAGCTATACCTTTACGACACTCTTGCAACCGCTTGTGATGGCTCGGTCCTTACGTACTGCACCGAGGCCTACGGGCCGTCCGGCCTTTCCGCGGCGGCGGCAAATTGGGATTTCACCGGCGCACAAGCGGCGGGCGCCGGGCAGATTCAAAAGTCGTGGGCTACATCGACATCGTTTGTAGCCGCCGCCCTACAGCGATGCTGGTTGTTCAACGGACCGGGCGGGACCGATGCAAACCGGACAAGGCTTCGAGTTACGGTGGACTTTGATTTCTCGGTAAACCGCGCCCTCTGCGTCGGTGGTCCACCTCGAGTACGAAAGGTCCCGTCTGACTACGAGGCAATTTATATCGGCGACCCGTTTACCGCCGCGGAGGCGATCTCCCCGATCCTATACCTCAAGACGTTCCGGCATATTGGTCCCCGCTACTGCGGCGACGCCGAGGGCCTGTGGCAGACCTACATTGACGGATTCCCCAACGACCACGGCTACGGCGTGAACGGCTCCTACCTCCAGCCAGGCAGCTACCCCGGTCTCATGCCCTCAACGCTTACCGTGGCGCGCGTCTCATGAGGCGCCAGAACACCTACGACGCCGACGAGCGGCCCCTGGGGCGACGGCTGGCCGAGCGGCCGGCGCCCGGCCTTGGCGACGCCGTCGCCGCCATGGCGAAGGCAGCGGGCCTCAAGGAGACCAGGGGGTGCGGGTGCGCCCGCCGGCGGGCGACGCTCAACCGTTGGACCCCGGTCTGGCTTTCGCAGCTGCTCGAGCGGCTAGGACGCGTTGTATCTCGTCCCGCACGATGAGGCGGATGTAGTCCTCGGACGGCGCTGCCGGCGCGGGCGGCGGTGCCTGGGGCGGCAAGGGCCGAGGCGTCCCGGAGTTCGCTTGCTGGACGCCCGAGCGCACCGCGCTACGGGTGAGTTTCCAGATGACCATCACGACCAGCAGGACGACGAGGAACACAATCAAAGGCACGACGAAACACGCGGCCCCGTAGAACGGATCTTTCATTGAGGTCTCCCAAAGCGGGACGCAGGGTACATAGGGAATCCGGCGCCGCAATAAGGGAAAGTTTCTCTATGCCGTTTTGCCAGAACCTGTTACGGTCGGTGGAAATGGCAAAAAGGCCAACGAAACACCGGGTCGAGTCCCAGAGGAAGCCCGTCCTTTTGCGCGAAATCGACGCGAGGACGCGACGAGCCATGAACAGAAAAGAGAATGCCCGTCAGGAGTGGTGGATGGTCCGCAACGACGGCGACCCGAAGGGCGTCTGGTCGTTTACACTCGATCCGTACGCAAGTCCTTGGGACTGGAAGGTTAAGATCGGTGCCAATAAACAACACGTAGAACGTCGGATAGCCATCGCAAAGCGAGATAGCGATAATCAGGGAAAATTCATGGCAATCCGCCGAATGGTCGATAGGATGCGCGGCGTACCGGAGTAGAGGCAAGATTCGCCAATGGCATGGGTCCGCGTAACCTTATTTATCATAACACGCAAATTATGGCCCATTTGGCGGACGCTCCGGTGCGCATGAGGCGCACAAGCGATGGAAACGTTCGACTCGGCACTTGCAAAGGCATTGATATCGGCCCAAGCGGATCTGCGTAATCCGCCCTTCGACAAGGCAAACACGGCTTTCGGCGCACCCCGCGGCTATTCGAGCCTCGCGGCGCACGTCGACACGATCCGCCCGGCGCTCGCGAAGCACAAGCTCGCGGTCGTGCAGCTGGTGGGGTCGGGGCCGGAGAAGACGCTGACGCTCCTTACCCGCCTGGTGCATGAGAGCGGCCAGTTCATGGAGTCCTCTGTGTCCGTGCCGATGCCGGCTTCCGAGCAGAAGGTGGGGTCTGCGTTGACCTACCTCCGCCGGTACGCGCTGGCGGCGATCGTCGGGGTATGCGGTGACGAAGACGACGACGGAAACGTCGCCAGCGCCCCGACGATCGCCCAGGAGGCGCCCAAGCCGAAGAAGCTTGTCACGGCGCCACCGACCCGCACCGAGGCCGCTATGGCCGGCACGGCGGCGCCGGCGGGCGTCCTCCGATTCGAGGGCGTCGTCGAGCGGATCTACGAGAACGAGAAGTCCTCGAAGATCGTCCTCGAGAGCGGCGAGCAGCTGGTGGCCTGGAACGACCTTGCCGGCCTCGACACGATGCAGATCGGCGGGCGGTACTGGTTCTCCTGCAAGCCCTCGAAGAACCCCAAGTATCCGGCGCCGTCGATCACCGACTTCGGCGAGGCGGGCCTCAAGGACGGAGAGGAGATCCCGTTCTAATGACTACAGGCAAGCCAAGGATGGCCAAGCCGCTCCCGAGTGACGTGTTCCGCCTGGGCGAAGCCCTCACGCCCGAGGAGAAGCTCGTCCTCCTCGCCCTCATCGACTACGGCGCTCGGATCTACCCGAGCCAGGGGACGCTCGCCCTCAAGACCGGCTATTGCGTTCGCACCATCCGTACCGTCGTGAAGGCGCTCCGCGAGAAGGGCGTCATCCAGACCTCCCAACGGGGGGCGAAAGCCCTCACCTACAGCGTCGTCCTGGACCCCGTCCATGCGGCAAGGGATGCAGCGGTAGGTAGGCATGCCGTGCCTATCAATGCGGCAAGGGATGCAGCGGTATGCGGCAAGGGATGCAGCGGGATTCTAACTAGCCAAGGAACTAGCCAACCTAACCAAGCGCCGGCTACCGCCGGCAAGGGGGGGGAGGCTTCGCCATGGGATGGAATCGACCAGGAGGACCAGCGCAAGATCAGGCGTTGGGTGCCGCGTGATACTGACACGCTCTGCGAGGCCCAGCGGCGCGTCACGCTCCGCAAGCTTGCCGACCTCGGCATCCGCGTCACCGACCACGCGAGGTGGTGGCGTCGCCTAGGCGAGCGTTGGGGGCAGATCGGCGTCCCGCCGTATGACCAGCTCGCGCTCGAGCTGCAGTCCATCGGCACGGACGTCCGCGACCGCGTGTCCGTCCTTGCGTTCCGCCTCGGACTCGGGAGGGTCGCCGCATGATCAGCGTCGAGCGAATCCTCAACCGGCTGGACAAGCGAGCCATGCACCAGGAGGCCGCGGCCGACCGTCAGTCACCTCGTTACGGTGAATACGCGGAGCGGTGCAGGGTGGAAGCCGAGTTCTACCGGGACGTTATGGACTGCATTGACCAACTACAGGCCGAGGCGATCTCGGCAAGGATGGGAAAGCGATGACCGAGATACCTCCTACGATCCGGCCCGCCTGGGAGCGGGCCATCAAGCGCGCCCAGCGGTCGATCTCGATCGGCTCGATCCCCGTCGACGTCGTCGACGAGCTGATCAGCATGGTCGTCACCCAGCACGAAGAGGCGCGGGAGCAGGAGAGGAAGTGGCGCGAGCGGGAGCGGTTCCTCGAGACCCGCATCGTCTGCCTGGGCGGCGGCAACGACCTCCGCGGAATGTGGGCCGAGCCTCGAGGCCTCATCGTGCAGCATGGGGTCCATGCCGTGGTGGAGGATTCCCGATGACTGCCGTAAACAGCCGAGCCAAGGGCAAAGCCGGCGAGCTGGAGGCCTGTCGGGCCATGGAGGGGTACACGACCCTTCAATGGGAACGCACCGCCCAGCGGTGGGGCAACGCGACGCCGGATATCTGGGCGCCCTTGAAGCCGACCCTCGGCGTCCATGTCGAGGTCAAGCGGTACAAGGAGTACCTCGCGACGCCGACCCGCCTCGCGGCGGAACACGACCTCGTCCAGACGAGCGACGACCTGTTCTACTGCCGGCTCCAAAACCTCCGCCGCGTCCTCATCGGTGGGCATCCGCCGCATTTCCACGCAACGGTCCACAACCTCGTCTCGGGGTTCATGCGCCAGGCGGAGCGGGACATGGTGGGTACGGCCATCCCGCTCGTCCTCATGCGCCAGGACCGCTCCGAGTGGCTGGCCATGTGGCGCTACCACGACGACGACCTCATGCGTAACCGCCTCGAGCCATACCTGAAGGTCATCGATGCGGAGTGAGCCGACCAACAAGTGGGCGCAGAAGCCACTAGAACGCTCCGGGAGCGGTCACACGGGCAGGGGGTCTGGTAGGCCATGGAAGCGCCTGTCGCGCGCCCTGCGGGCGAATAGACCGCTCTGCGAGGTCTGCATGGTGAAGCCGTCTACCGAGGTCCATCACAAGATCAAATGGGGCGATAGTGTCGAGGGGAGGCTCGACCCTCGCAACCTCGTTGCCTGTTGTCGTTCATGCCATGAGATCTTGGAACGAGGCTCGCATGGCGCGTAAGCCTGGCGGTCGCTCTGGTGGTCGCAAGGGCGCACCCCCCGGCATGACCCCCCCCACCTCGCCAGAGGTGGACCACCGCCGCCCTAGATCGTCCCGTGGACACACACAAACTAGGCGGAAATCGCGCGCAAAGTCATCGGCGCTGGCCGTGGCCGACAGCTACGCGGCCGAGGCGGTAGCCGGCAACGTGTCGCAGCGCGTGAAGGCCATGGCGTCGCGCTACCTCGACGAGCGCCGGCACGGGTCGGGCGTGGTCTGGGACGGCGAGCGCCTGGACGAGCTGGTGGAGTGGGGTCGGGCGAACCTCTCCGGGATCTTCGGCCCCATGGAATGGGACCCGTGGGCCGTGTGGGCCATGGCTATGTTCGTCGCCCGGCGTGGGGAGGACGGCCTCCCGCTCACCCGCGACCTCGTTTTGCAAGTCCCGCGAGGGTGCGGCAAGACGCAGATCGCCGCCGCGCTCGCCGGCTGGAGCCTCGAGCGGGCGTGTCGCGACGATAAGAAGGGCGTCGAGATCGTCATCCTCGCAACCCTCCGCGACAAAGCCGTCGACGTCATCCGCCGCCTCGAGGGCATTCCCAATTGCAAGTCCAAGGCGTGGAAAGTCATGGGAATCAACGGCGCCCGGCCCGCAACCCTCGAGGCGTCGGCCGGCGCGATCAAGGCGGCCTCGTCCACGCCGCAGAATGCGGACGGGATTAGCCCGTCGCTCGTCATCCTGGACGAAGCGAGCCGCATGGACGAGACGTTTAACCGCGCCCGCTCCAGCACCATGAAGGTCCCGTGGAGCCAGACGCTTGTCATCACGACGCCGGACGTCGACCAGTACCACACGCCATACGGGGCCATGCTCCGCACGATCGAGGAGGCGCTTGACAACGGCAAGCCGCTCCCGCTCGGGACGCTTGCGGTCATGCACCAGGCGGACGCCGAGGACGACCCGTCGAACCCGCTCACCTGGGCGAAGGCGAACCCGGCGCTCGGCATCCGAATCCAGCCGGCCGAGTACGAGCGGCGCCTCTGCGAGCTGAACGACCCGAAGCAGCGCGAGGAGTTCTATACGCAATGCCTGTCGACCTTTACCAACGACCTGTCCGCCGCCATTCCGATCCAGTATTTCGACGAGTGCGTCGACGACTGGGACCTCGAATCGGTGCGCGGCTTGCCGGCAATGATCGGCATTGACTTCTCGATCGGCGGCTACAGCGGCGCCCAGTGCGATTTGACAAGCCTCAATCTGGCCGTCTGGGACGGCGTGAAATTGCGGTCGAGAAACTGGCATTGGTGGGCCGGGAGGAGCATGGCCGACGACGAGACGCGGACCCGGATGCCGCTCCGCAAGTGGGAGGCGGAGGGGTTCGTCCGCAAGTCCGGCGAGGTCATCAACCTCGACGACGTGCGCGACGTGATCGCCATGGTTGCCCGGACCGTCGACCTGAAATTCATCGTCTGCGACCCCGCCGCCGGCCAGGCGGGACGGGTCCAGCGGTGGGAGTCGGAGTACGGGTGGCCCGTGTCCAGGGCGCCCCGGAGCGCGGTCTACATGGGGTCCGCGTGGGCCATCTGGCAGGAGTTTGTCCGCGGCCGGCGCATCGCGTTCCACACGGACCCGGTACTGCGTGGAGCGATTGAATCGAGCAAGACCGAGACCGGACCGACCGGACTCGTCACCGTTCGCAAGAGTACGGAACGCTCGAACAACGACCCGCTCATCGCATGCATCGTCGCCATCAAGGCGATGAACGACCGCGAGATGCTCTCGCAATCCATGTACGGCGCGGACGCCAGCCGCATCGCGTTCTAGCGTTGCATTGCGTTGCGTTGCGTTGCACGCGAATCTCCGCGGGACTCCCGCGAAAGGGGCTAGACAACGCTGCCGCAATACTCGCAAATGCGGCCATGTCGCTCTGGTCCCGCCTCTTCAAGCGATCAATGCCCGCGATTTCGTGGGAATCGCCTGTGAATTGGTACGCCGGCTCGATCGACTCGATCCCCGCCGTCCAGCGGTGCATCCACACGATCGCGTCCGACATTGCGCGATGCCCGGTCACGGTCACCGACGGCGACGGGAACCACGTCGAGGGCGCCTCGGCGGTCGACCTCCTATCCGGCCAGGCGTGGGGCGACGTCCTCACCGGCACGGACCTCCGCCGATGGATGGTCGCCGAGACCCTCACGACGGGCAATGCGTTCGCCGTGGTCGTCGTCGACACGGCCGGCGCCCCGATCGCGCTCCGGCCGATCGCCACCGCCGACGTCTCGATGAAGCAGCAGACGGACGGGACGATCGAGTGGAGCTACCAGGACCAGCCGTTCGACTACGGCTTCGTCCTGCATTTCAAGGCGCTCCCGACGCCAGGGAATCCCTACTGGGGGACCTCGCCGCTCGCCGCCGCCTCGACCACGCTCGAGGGTCTCGCCGCTCTCGAGGCCGCGTTCAAGGTGATCTCGCAGGGTGGCGGTCTGGGGAAGCTTGCGTTTAGCCATCCCGGCGCCCTCCAGCCGGCCGTCCGCGACGCCATGCGTACCGCGTTCATGGCGCAGCACGGCTCCGCCGCGACGGTCGGTACGCCGATTTTCGTCGGCGAGGGCATGAAGGTCGAGCAGCTGGCGCAGACGATGGTCTCCGACCTCGCCGCCGCCCGCGCCGCCGGCGCGAAGGAAGTCGCGTCAATCTTCGGCATCCCGTCCGCCATGCTCGACGCGAGCGACGCTCGCACCCAGCCGGAGATCGCGCAGATGTACTGCAACGCGCTCCTCGGGTGGAGCGCGAGCTGGATGGCTGAGGTCACCTCGAAGCTCGCCGCGCCTGGCACGAAGGTCGCGCTCGACTTCTCCCCGATCACCCAGGGCGATTTCCGCACCGCCGGCCGCGCCTACGCGCAGCTCCTCCAGGTGGGCGCCCTCGCACCGAACGACGTCCGCGCCCGGCTCGGCTTCGCGCCGTGGCCCGGCCTTGACGAGCCGAAGCCCGTGATCTCGGGCGTGACCGACCCCAACGCCGCCGCGGACGCCGCGGCGCAGGATCAACAGGTGGACCCCAATGCGTGAGATCCGAGCGCAGCTCACCGACAGCGGCGACGGCATGATCCGCGGCTATGCGGCCGTGTTCAACAGCTGGAGCAAGCCGATCTCCGAGCGCGGCCGCGTGTTCCGCGAGCAGATCAAGCCGGGCGCCCTGAAGCCGGACGGCAACGTCTCCCTCTGGTGGATGCACGATCAGACCGACCCGCTCGCGAACACCAAGAGCGGCACCTTGACCGTTACCGAGGACGAGCGCGGTCTCGCGTTTGTCGCCGACATTGGGAACACCCAGCGCGCCAACGAGATCCGCGATCTCGTCCGCCGCGGCGTGGTCTCCGAGATGTCGATCGGCTTCGTGGTGAACCAAGACACCTGGGACGGGACGACCTCCCGCACCATCACCTCTGCACGTCTGCACGAGGTTTCCCTTGTTGAGAACGCGGCTTACAACGGGACGCTTGCCGCCGTCCGAAAGGATTCGACCATGCCCCTGAAGGAAGATCGCGCTCGCGTTGCCGAGCTGAAGAACGAGTATCCGTCCGCCACCGACGAGCGCCAGCTTGCCATCCTCGAGGAGATCGGCGAAGCCGAGGAGCGCATCGCCTCCGAGAAGTCCGTCCTCGAGGCCCGCATCAAGGCCCCGGCCATCATCACCAGCTCGAACCGCGTCGCCTCCCCGGCGAAGGACGAGACCCGCGAGTGGTTCCGCGGCGGCTTCCGCAGCAACCGCGCGATGGGCATCAACATCTCCGGCGGCTCGGCGAACCTCTCGACCGCAGGAACGGAGCCGGTCCTCTCGTCGACCTTCATCAAGGCGCTCGACCAGGAGAGCGTGATGCGTTCGCTCGCGTCCGTCGAGACGCGCGGCGTCGATTACGACATCCCGGTCATCAGCCAGCGCCTCACCGCGGCTCTCGTTGCCGAAGGCGCCTCCTACGGCTCGCAGGACTTCACCGCGACCCGTGTGCAGTTCACGGCGTACAAGTCGGCCATCTACACCGACGTCACCGAGGAGGCCCTCCAGGACACCGTCTGGGACCTCGCCTCGAACGTCGTGAGCGAACACGCTCGCGCGCACAGCCGTCTGTGGGAAGGTTTCTTCCACACCGGAACCGGTTCCAGCCAGCCCCGCGGCATCTTCCACTCGGGCGCCGGCTACACGGGCGTCAACTACACCGCCGCCCAGGCCCCGACCGTCGAAAAGGTCATCGACCTGTACTACGCGCTGAACCCGGCCTACCTCCCGAACGCCGCATGGTTGATGAACCAGGCAGTCTGGGGAGCGATCGTCAAGTCCAGCACCAACGCCAAGTACGTGCTGAACGGCGAGAACGGCAACATCCTCCGCGACGGCGCCGTGGCGCTCTTCATGGGCAAGCCGGTCTACCTGTCGGAATACGCTCCGACCGCGTACACCGCCGGCACCCGCTCGGTCGCGTTCGGCGACTTCCAGCGCGGCTACAAGGTCATCGACCGCGCAACCGTGAGCTTTACGGTCGACGACATGAGCCAGCGCACCAGCGGCCTCATCCGGTACTCGAGCCGCATGCGTTGCGACGCGAAGCCGGTGGACACGGCCGCAATCAAGGTCCTGATCTCGGCCTAATCACGCCCCATCGCCAGCCGGGTGGGCGCCCCTTCGGGGGCGCCTACCCCGGACTGTGAGGACCAATGGCAACGATTCCGACCGTAGCCGAGGCTCGAGGGTGGCTCAAGCTCACCCACACGCAGGACGACGCGCAGCTCACGCTCGCGATCGCCGCCGCGTGGAACGAGTACCGGGCCGCTACCGGCCGGCTCGAGGCCGACCTCACCGATGCGGAGAAGGTCGCGCTCCTCGAGCGCGTGGCGAACCTCTACGGCTTCCGTGGTGACGACTCGGTCGGTCCTTCGACCTGGTACGTCGACACGGTCCGCCGCATGAACAACCCGAACAGCGTGGGCTAACGATGGCAGGATGCGGCTACTGGCGCGAGCGATACACCTACCAGGTGCCGACGACCACGGTCGACGGCGCAGGGCAGGGTACGACCGTCTACGCCGACTCCGTCGTCGGCCTCGCCGGCGTGGTGACGCCGAACCAGCGCGAGGTCATGGACGACATGGGCGTCGCCGTCCGTACCGACGTCGTGATCGAGACCGCGTTCCATCCGTCGATCACGTCCGCCGGACGCCTGGTCGACGCCTCGACGACCACGGTCTACAACATCATCGGCGTGATCGACCCAGACGGCGGCAAGCGTCGCCGGCTTCGCATCACCGCGACCAACATCGACGGCCAGATCATCGACCCGGAGCCGGCATGATCAAGGCCTATATCAACGCGCTCGAGGTCAAGGCCAAGCTCCTCGCAATGAGCGACAAGGCGAGGAACCGGACGTACCAGCGCGTACTCCGTCGTGCAGCTTCGCCCGTGGTGAAGGATCTCCAGAGGGCATGGGCGAAAGCCAAGCGCCGCTCGGGACTTGTCACCGGCGAGATCGCCGACGCGCAGGAGGTCAAGATCCGCGTGTGGAAGAAGGGCGCCCGCAAGGGAGCCGTCACCATGCAGATCGGCACCAACTACAAGCGCGGCGGCTACGCGAACATCTGGCACATCCTCGAGAACGGCTTTAAGCACTACAGCAAGAGCAAGGCCTACGCGGCGTTCGGGCAGCTCTCGGCGCTCAAGCGCAAGCAGACCAATTTCCTCAAGTCCTCCGTCGAGGGCCTTAAGGGGCCGGAACGACGCCAGGCATGGAATCGCGCACAAGGCGAATACATGCGGCGCAACCCGCAGGACATGCGAGACATGCAGGCCATGTCGAGCGAGAAGTCTGGCAACGTCGAGCGAGCGCGTAAGGCTGGCGGGAAAATGATCCGCGGGTGGAAGGTCTCGCGGCCGATCGCGCAGCGCCACGTCTCGACGGTCGCCAAGCGCGCCCAGGAATTGCTCGTCGCCGAGATCATGAAGCCGGCCAAGAAGAAGGGGGGCAAGAAGTGAGCGCCGCCAGCCTCCCGGAAGCCATCTTCGACCAGCTCGACGCGGCGACGACTAACCCTGTCTCCTGCGAGCTGCGCCGCCAGGGCGACCCCACGCCGGCCGTGATCTACGAGATCAGCTCCTGCCGGTGGGACTTGGATATCTCCGGCACCCCGACCGGAACCGGCACGGCAACCGTCCGCGTCGACTGCGTCGCAGACCGGGCGCTCGCCGCCTGGTCGCTTGCGATCGTCTGCCGAGACGCCCTGGACGGCGTTTGGACGCAGGGGACCTACACGCTCGTCGCTACCTCCCTCGAGGTCGCGCAGAGCAGGGCAGCACCAGACGACGGGCAACCCGACGCGGAGCGCGTCGCGACCCTTTCAGCGGAATTCCAATTCAAGGAGAGCACGTAATGCCACCCAGAGCAATTCTCGGATGGGGCGGAAGCCTCACGATCGGCGGGACTTCGATCCCGGTTCGCAACGTCACCATCACCCGCCAGGCGTCAGAGTTCAATCTCACGGCGCACGGCGATACCAAGATGTTCTCCGGTCCCGGTCGCGTCAAGCGCGGCGGATCTTGCGAGGCCTACGTGAATTCTGACGTAAACACGGCGGTTGTATCGGCCATGGAAACCCCAAATCTGACCACGCCCGCAAGTCTGGTTTTCACGGGCAACGGCGCCGGAAGCATCACCATGTCGGTCATCATCACCGGCGCCGACCAGACGCATTCCTCCGAGGACGCCGCGATCTACTCGATCACCTTCACCGAGACGCTGGCCCTCGCATGACGACGTCCTCCTCATCCTGGCGCCAGGTGGATCTCGACGGGGTCGGAGCCGTCGAGGTCCGCCCGGTGACCTTGCGCGACACGGTCGGGGCCGACGTGACCGATCCGTCGTTTATCCATAAGTGCGTCCGGCACGTTGGCGGCGAGGTTTACACGCAGGACGAGATCCTCGATCTCCCGGTTGCGGCCGCGAACCAGCTCGCCGCCGAGGTCATGAAGGCACGCCCTACCTCGGCGCCGAGCGGCGCCTCTGGAGACTGAACCCAACCATGGACGCCGAGCTGCATCTTGCCCAGGAGGAGACGACCATGGAGCGGGTCGAGTACCTGCTCACCGTGGTCGCGTGTTCCCTCACGGGCCAGCCGGCGCACGTCCTTTGCCCGTGGCGCCGTCGCGGCGTGGAGGGGTTCCTCCAGGCGGTGAGCCGTGGCTAGTGCGGACATGAAGGCGGTGATCACGCTTACCGCCGACGCCTCGGGCGTCTCGGTGGGCGTCTCGAAGGCGATGAAGAGCCTCGAGAACCTCCAGGCGGGCGTCTCGCAGCTGCGTTCCCTCGCGGTCGCCGGCATCCTTGCGAACGTGTTCCGCGGCCTCGCCGACGGGGCCATGTCCGAATTGAAGCGCCTCGAGGACCTCGGCCGCACCTACAGCGCCGAGGGCATGGGCGCCGCAAACCAGCTCGCGATCGCGCAGCAGCAGAGCGACCAGACGCTTGGCCAGGCATTCGGGCCGATCACCGCGGCGATCGACCAAATGAAGGTCCAAGCGATCAAGGACCTTACCGACTACCTCGTCGCCAACAAGGAGCCGATCGGGCAAGCGATGGCCGCGCTCGCCGGCTTCACGGTCGGACTTGCCGACATGACCGCGCAGACGCTCGTCGCCTTCGGCAAGTTTGTCGATTGGATTTCTAACCACACGCCCGGCGAGATCATAACGGACGTCGCAGTCGCAACGGGCGACGCGGCGCTAGGTTCGCTCGGCATCAACAACGCGCAGATGACCGCCATCGGTCTGATCTACGACGTGATCAAGTCCAAGCTCGGAGGCGACTGATATGCCTAGCCAGATCCGCCGACTCCCAGATACCGACTCGGTTCAGCTCTCCGCGCCCGGCGACGAGACGAGCTGGACCGAGTCGCTTCTCTACACC